AGCCGTTTTTATTTTCCGGTCAATTAGTGTGTTGATATTTGCATTCAACATCGTGTATGCTGCAATCGCATATACTCTCAAATCCAGCGCCTCATTTCGGGTTCTTACTTTTTTCCATTCTCTCTTCCGAAACCCCTTGCTGAAACGCATCACGACTTGCTCAGCGGTTAGCTGTAGAAAATATTCGTCATCATAACGATTGGGGAAGTGACAATAGCCCGGCCCCGGTTCGGATATTCTTAGCCTAGCATATATCAATTCTTTCGTTGTGTCGACGCCAACAGAGAATAGTCGAATCTTCCCGATATTATTCTTTGAGGGTCTGCTGATGATCGGCCTGCCTTCTCCACCAACACCCTTGATAGCAAAAATTCTTTTTCTTTCACGTGGTCTGACAAAATTATAAACAGCCTGCGTGTAATGTCCGCCGGAATCTATGCAGGTGCATCTAATTGGTATGTCTTCGCCGTTTTCTTTTTTGAATATCTGGGACAAATAATCGCTTAAATCCTGCCAAATTGTTGGTGCAGATGGGTCACCATAGATAATATGATGATCAATACTCCAACTTTCTTCGTCCTTGCCCCAGCCTAAAACCTCTATCTCGGCGCGGTCATCCTGAATATCGACGCCACAGGTCAGGAGGTGTACAGCGTTTGGAACGTCTTTGTAATTCTCTCGCCGCCCGGATATATCGTCATTCTTAATGCCCTCACCTTCCTCTTCCCAAGTCTCACCAAGATAGGTATTGACCCAAACACGTAAAGTCTCTGGCAATTTTTTGGCTTCAAGAAAATCTCTGACCGCCTCAGACAAAGGCACCCAAGGGGAATATATACCCGAAAGACGAAAGCCAGCTACGTCACTCTCAGGCTGTGCCGCTATCCAATTGCCGCGCCTGACAGCCTTATGCCGATCAGCATCTGTCCAAGGAACGCCGCAAGATTCACAAATATAAGCCGCAGTTTTTGGTTTACTGTCATCCCAATGTACGTTTTTCCATTTCAATGTCTGCCGCTCTTCGCAGTGAACGCAAGCAACAAAAAATTCACGCTGATCGCTGTCCAGCCACTCAGCCTCAATCCGAGAACCATGCTTGATCGTCGGGGTTGATACGGTAATAAGTTTAGAGTTCCAGAATGTCGTGGACCTCTTTGCCGCAAGTCTTATTGGATCGCCTTCAGAACCAGCGCTAGGTGGAAAGCGATCAACCTCATCCGCCAGAACTAAGCGAACCGGCCTGCTTGCTAATCCGCTAGCGGAGTTCGCCCCGACAATAGAAAGATGCCCGCCCGTGAAAACTTTATGCAGCGTGGTGTTGCCGCTGTCGCGCGCTCTTGGGTCTTTTACTTTATCACGCAAGCAAGGCGTATCGCGTAACATCGGAGCCACTCTATCTTTTGAGAATGTCTGCGCCATCGATAGGGTTGGCTGCACGCATAAAATAGGCGCGGCGTCGCGGTCTATATGAAATCCAATAACGTTTAAAATGAATTCAGTTTTCCCAACCTGTGCCGCCGACATAACAACGACCTGCCTGACCTTAGGATCACTGATGGCATCCATAATTCCGCGCAAATATTCGGCGCGATTAGTTCGCCAGCGACCCGGCTCCGCGCTGGCTTCAGGACTAAGCCTGCGCTCAGCGTCTGCCCATTCGCTAACCGTTTGCGTCGGTGGTGGTTTCCAAGCCTCCGCTGCCGCCGTCATCAGAGAGTTGATCTGAATCTTCGTCGCCGACTTCGGACTCAATCCATCCTGATAGTTCATCCAGTGCCTCTGTGGTTTGCTCTTCGATTATACTTTTGCAGACCGCCGGGTTGTCTTCGACCGCCACGACGCCAGCCAATTTAGCAGGCATCGACAATATTTTAGTGCGACATGTACTGATAAGCTCCAACCATTTTTCGGCTACATCCTCCATCGGCACCAATTGTTTTTTTCTCTCAGACAGCTCCAGTTCTGCCATTTCCGCTTCAGCAGCAGTTTTTCGTGCACGTACTTCGTCGAAGCTGATAACGCCGGGATTCAGGCTGCGCTCTTTTAGATACCGAATGTAACCCCGCACCGCTAAGACAAGTTCATACCGTCCCCGCTCTGCTCGCGGAATAACACCCTCTTTTGCCAGTTGCTGAACACGGCGCGGTGTCAGGTCAAGGAGCTTTGATATGGTATCGAGGGAATGAGTTGGAGGGCTAGCCATTATTTTTCTATCACCCATCCAGCCCAATCGCCAAATTTAAACCACAAAAAAGCATCATCACCTAATTCATTGTTGTATATAGGCCGCTGAACACCAGCAAGTGAGATTTCTTTTTTGATAATATCATCCGCGCTTGCGCCGGATAGGATTTTATTTTGTAGCGTTAGCCGCCACATCACTGTTGCTAAATACCCTGATGAAGCCTCTGCTCTATCGACAATAATAATGGCTCCGCCTTTATTGCATTTCTCCCTGAGACGCTTTATCAATTCTTGCCTATTCTTAGGTGGCATAAACATATAAACAAGAAATAGAGAAGCAAAATCAAAGTTTTCAAATTCAACATTTTCTGCATCGTCGACAATGAGATTTTCTTTTTGCGGACCATTATATATTTTTGCCATTTCCTCACTTGGCTCTATCGATATTATTTTCGCTGTTCTTTCTTCTATAGTTTTAGATAAAGCGTTTCCAATATTACCAGTTGACGCGCCAATGTCATATACCGTGCCATTTTTCTGAATATAATGCCGGGCAATATGTTCAACCGAATCTGTCAGCATAGTGTACCAAGGCAACTGTTCCCTGACATGATCTTCAAAACCATCAGCGACTTTTTTATTTTTGAATGTCCAACGATCAGGATGATCCATTTATTTTCTCCAATATTTCTGTTTGAATAGTTGCGGCAATACTCTTCATCATTACGGGGGGGACAGCCCTGCCGCACCTTTCAACAGATTGCGAGTAGTTACCTGTCAAATCATAATCGTCAGGGAAACTGCATATTGATTTTATTTCAGAAACACTAAATTTTCTCGGCTCAAGCGGATGAACAACAGACGCCGCGCCCGGATTTCCTGCCGTTGCCGTTACTGTCGGGCAAGGCATGTTCAATGCCGGTCTAACAAGCTGAAAATATTTCTTCGACTTTGTTCCTGACGCTCCCATCTTTTTCCATTCTTTGTATATCGCATATTTTTTAATATTTGTTTCAGGCTCAATGTAAGAGTTGGCGGCTGATAGTGCGTTTTTTAAAGTATAATAATGTTTAAACGGTTTAGGAAAAACAGGTCTCAACCCAAGATCATCCCTAACACCAATGAATATTAAGCGCTGCCTTGATTGAGGAACACCGAGCCACTGAGCATTTAGCAACTTAGCTTCTACATTATATCCGCAGATTTTAAACTTATTGAGTATATCTATGAAATACCCTTTTGCTGCCCCCTTCACTAATCCTGATACATTTTCGGCCACAAACACCTTTGGCTTTATTTCGGACAAAACTCTGGCAAACTCAAAGAACAAGTCATCAGACCTTTGAGAAACATCGCTATATTTTTTAATTTTACCCCAGTTTTTTTCGCGGCTTCCGGCTGTAGAAAAAGATGCACAAGGCGGGGAACCGTCCAAAATATCTAACTGACCGGGGGACAAACCTACTTTTTCTAAAAAATCATAACCAGTTGTTTTTCTAATATCGGAACTATTTAAAATAGTTTTAGAAGATTTATTACAGGAATATGTTTTTTGCGCTTCTTCTACAAACTCATTAGCTAGCAAAATTTTATAGCCAGCCATCCTGTATCCAGTCGACGATCCACCGCCACCCGCAAATGTTGAAATCACATTAAAACCGTTGTGCTGAATATTTTTGATTTCACTTAAAAGAGGTACGATATATTCAGGTTGTTCCATTTTTACCGCTCCAACGATACTTACACTTTGGGCATTCGTGTTCTGTCTTCAAGTTTTCATCAAATGAATTAAATTCTTCAGGCGGAGAAAGTTGAAGACTCTGGTTCAAACTTTCTAAATCATCTTGATCAAATCCTGTGATAGAAATATTAAAATCACTAGACATTAAATCTTTCAACTCTAGCGTCAGCAATTCTTCATCCCACTCAGATTCTTCGCTGACGCGGTTATCCGCAATCCTGTAAGCCTTAACCTGCAAAGGCGTTAGATCGTTTGCAATAAATACAGGCACCTCTGTGAGATCGAGTGACTGCGCCGCAGACAATCTCGTATGCCCGGCTATGATGACCATTTCGCTATCGACGACGATTGGCTGCTGCCATCCGAACTCTTTTATCGATGCCGCAACTTTGGCTATAGCGCCTTGGTTTTGGCGCGGATTGCGCGCATACGGGATAACTGTATTGGTTGCTACATTTTTTATTTCCATGCGAAACGAAACCCCTTTAAAAATTCTGACGCTAGAAAACTTTCGAGCTGCGCGTTACCCGCTGTGCTGAGAGTCCTTCCTAGTACCTTTTTGTTTAAATACAGCATATAAACCCTATAAAGCCCCCTTTAGAGGGTGAGGTCTGAAAAGTAGAGGATCCTATACCTGCGCTCATCTGCGTGCGCTAGCTAGCGCCTTACGAAAATTAGTGTCAAATGAGCCTTGGATCGTTCGATCGACCGTCTTGTTGGCGTCCTCGTAGAAATAAAATCTTTTTTTAATCCGTACTGTCGGCTTGAGGCTATACATTAATCTCTTCTTTGACCCCTTCCGACCATATTCCTGCCATATCATCTTCTTGCCAGCCCTGTCGGATAGATATCCATTCGCGCTTTCGATCACCCTTTTGGGTCTTGAAGCCGCAGGCACGCCTCGCGTCTTGCGCTTGCCCTTTACATAGTTAGTCGGCACGGCGATGCTTCCCGATCTACCGCGTCTTGTGCCTCCCTTCGCATGTAGCTTGAGATTGCCACGATCTAATTTATCAAACACGACGGATTCAAGTTTGCGTTTGTTCGCCTTCTTTACGCGGAAAGATGCTGATGCAAACTTCTTGTCGCGCACATCAAAACTGCGCGGGAATGTTCTATCAACGATCTGCTTGCGAACCTTGAATGCAACGTCGTTCAGTGTATTAGCGAAGGCAAAGGGCAATTGTTTGCGTTGGATATTGTTCAGCCGTTTCTCCAATTGCTTATAATTGGTAGCAATATTAATCGACACGCCCTGATTACTCCCTCCACCACCGGCTATCGATCCTGCGGCTGCTCTAACGCCTGCGGCTATAAAGAATGGCGCAACCATCAAATGACCTCCTGCTTCAAGCGTTCGATGTATAAGATAGCGTCCATGAGTTCCTCCTGAATGTCTTCGATCCATTTATCCAATGGCGCCGGATTGTCCGCCATCGTCATGCCGTATGACTTTATGCCCTGCGCGCTGCGTTGTCGAAATTTGTTAACCACGCTTTGCACGACCTCATCAGGATCATTGCCGCAACACTTACAAATTTTCCTCATCTTGTAACCCCCAGCCGTTGCATTCTGCGCATTCTTGCTCGCGCTCCCTGACTTCTTGCCAACTTGGTCCGCCTGCTGTGTATTCCAGCACCACCCTA